TAATATTCCATAGATAAATAATAGATATTTATTTGTAAACAAATTCCTCGGTAGCTCAATGGTAGAGTGGGTGACTGTTAATCATTAGGTTGTAGGTTCGAATCCTACCCGAGGAGCCAGTCGGATGTCCCAGAGCGTGGATTTACTGCCATGTCCTGGGACTCAAATAGCTCAAATAGCCTTGTATCGGGTTGTATTCCGTACAGGGCTATTTTTGTTTCTGACCGGCTCAAAATCGCTTTATGCAGGATTATATTGATCAGCTCTTTTTGCCGGTACGGTGGGATTGTGTTAAAGGTATCGGTGAATTTCCTCAGCATCAGCTCGACCATGTCATGGCTTATGGATTTTCGCTGAATTTCCTCGATCATTATCTCGATGTTTGCTATTGCGTCCTCAATCTCTTTCCTTCTTTTTCCCAACTCCGAGAGTTTGTCTTTTAAGAACACGGCATTTTCGTCAGTTACCATACTTGTCCATTTGTCGAGTATGCCTTGGGCAAAGCGCTTAACCTCTTCAAGCTCATTCTGCATATTATTACGCTGAGTGACAAGCTGTGGGAGCTCTGTCTGGAGTTTGTGGTTTGTAAGCCGTACAATCTCTTTCAGGGTTTCCTTTTCGTTGGCAAGGTTCTTAATGTATTCGAGGATAAAATTTTCTATCTCACCTGCAGGAATTCTGAATTTACAGCTTTTGTTTTTGCATGCGTAGTAATAATATCTTTTGTTAAGCCGGCTTGTTCCCGACCTGCCCTCCATTTCATGTCCGCATTCTCCGCACCATAATTTACCGCTATTAAGCAGGTATACGTGTTTTATGGATTTTGCTGCATTGCGCTTTGAACTGCGGTTCTTTTTAAGCAGCGTCTGAGTGTGGTTGAATGTCTGTTTATCAATAATCGGTTCCCAGACAGAGTCCACAAGCCGATATCTCTTTTTCTCCGGCATGCTGTCCTGGTCTTTGGTCTTGAGTTTTTTATTGATCTCTTTTTTCCCGATATAGGCACAGTTTGTAAGGATTCTATGTACTGAGGTAAACGCAAACTCTTTCGGTGGCATGTGTTTGCCCCTGCGGGATGTGTATGTTTTTGTCCTGTATCCGTGTTTATTCAGTTGTTTGACGGTTTCGCTTATGGACCCGCATTCGTTATAGGTATTAAAGGCAAACTGAATTAACGCCTTTTCGTGTTCATTTACGATTAAATTCCCTTTACGGTTTTGATCGAGATCATACCCTGTCAAGTACCCGCCGTTCCACAATCCCCGTTCAGCCCTGGCCAGCGATGCATCCCGGTTGCGCTCAGAGGTCTGTTCTCTCTCAAATTCAGCCAGTGCCATCATTATGGTGATAAAGAGTTTCCCCTGTGACGACGTTGTGTCGTAGTTTTGTTTTAAGCAGACAAATTCGACATCGTACTGGTTAAGGATTTCAAAGAAGTTAAGGAAGTCTTTAACAGACCGGCTAATGCGGTCAAGCGCGGTACAGCAGATAGTGTTTACTCTGCCGATTTTAATATCTTCAAAAAGCCGCGCAAACTCAGGGCTTTTAAAGGAGTCCTTGCCGGAAACACCTTTTAGAATATAGGTCGTTGACTCAGCCCACTCCCTTTTGTCCTCGGCCATGTTCCTGTAGTCTACATGTGCACGAAGGCGCTGCAGTTGGTTGGTGATTGACCCTTCAGGGTTCCTGGCCTGCTTATCCGTACTGACCCTTATTACAAATCCGCATCTTTTCATAAAAGCTCCTTTTTACAAGACACCCCCCTATACTAATTCTTCGTACAAGTCAAGCTGAATCAATAGAGTTTATGTCGTGGCATACTCTTCGGGATTGTTCAAGAATCTGCTCTGTTTTCTGACGATTCTCGGCGTCTTGCCTCAGGTGACCATTATTTTTGAGGTAGTTATAAAATCCGCCGGCAATTATTTCCTGAAACATCCGGCTTTGTCCCCTGCCGTCTTCTGGCTTCGTAAAGCAGATAGTCACATTCGTCTTCTTCTTTCTCATGTTCTTACCACTCTCCCCCCTACAGTAGGTATTACGTTTTTATGGTCAGAGTTTCGCAAGAAAATCTACAGGCAGAGATAATCTCTTGTAAACAAAGGAGATATGAGAATTGGCAAAAGCCCTGTAATAACCAGGGCAGGCGTTATTGTAAATGTAAATCACGGAGACCTCCGTGATTTACAAAGATACGAAAAAAGATTACCTTAATTCCGGCCTCATTTGAGATTCCGTAAAAAATAAAAAACGGAGGAATCTTATGAGCCAAAACCGGATTGAAGAGTGGGAAATCGCAATTGCAAAGAGGCGAGTTAAAAATTGCAGAGACAGGTGGGATATTCTAAAGGCCGAGGGGTTTGAAGACCTGGTTCAGGACTGTTTAATTTACTGGTTTGAGCAAAGAGCGAAGTATGACCCGAGCCGCGGGGCATCACAAAAGACGTTTATGGCAAGGGTCATAGAGCTGTACCTCTTTCACAGAAAAGACGCACTGCTTCGAAAAAAAAGAAAGGCCTTTTTTGAGGCAAAATCCCTGGATGAATATTTTGTCAAGGACGCCGATTCTTCATCAGAAAACCACAGGCACGAACCCTCCTTTTCTGAAGACCCTGATATGCGCATGGATATATCACACATCATTGCAAAGCTGAAACCGCACCAGAAAGAGATATGCAGGTTAATCAGTGTGGAGGGCATGTCGCTAAATCAGATAAGCAAATACCTTAATAAGCATCACAGCTATGTTTATCGTGAGACTGAGCGGATAAGGCAAGTGTTTGAGCAGGAAGGGTTTAGCGGATATTTAAAATAAATTTAAAAAAGTTTGCGAAACTTGAAGGTCAAAAACGTAATACCTAATATAGAGGAGGAAGAAAACAGATGCAGGTTTGTAGATTCAGACTAAATGAGAGTATCAGCCGTGAGGACACAGAGGCGCATATCGCATTTGCGATTATCTCAGCCGAGTGTACGTTCGGGAAGGCAAAGGTGAGGCTAAATGGGGCTTACCTCGCAGCAGATAGCAAGGTGGTGATAGACGTATCAAGCCCGGTAGGCGAGCACATAGCAGAGATATTCACAGGGCTTCTAATAAAGGAGTACGGAGAGGAGTCCTTCAGGGTTAAGAGGATACGGGATAAGGACAGGAAGTGATTAATGAAAGTGTTTTTAACAACTATTTTTTAAGGAGGATAGTGCAATGTTAATAGCAAAGCAGACGGGTGGTGCTGATTTTGAACCTGTCTCAGAAGGCGTGCATCAGGCAGTCTGCACAAGGATATACGATCTTGGCACGCAGTTTAACGAGCATTTCGGGACACAAGCGCATAAGGTGATGATAACGTGGGAGATTACGGATGAGATAATTGAGATTGAAGGTGAGTGCGCTCCTAGAAACATATCTAAGGAGTACACCCTGTCGCTTCACAAAAAAGCATCGCTCCGCTCTGCACTTGAGGCGTGGAGGTCAAAGAAGTTTACAGACAGGGAGCTTGATGGGTTTGACCTTAAGAGGCTTATAGGCGCAAACTGCCAGCTGCAGATTATCCACGTCAATAAAAACGGGAAAACATTTGCAAACATTGCAGCCATTATGGCTCTCCCGAAAGGAAGTGAAAAGGCAGAGCCTGATAACGGTACGTATGTGTACAGCCAGGAAGATGGCGTCAATATACCTGAGGGAACACCGGAGTGGATAAGGAAGAAGATAATGGACGCAGAAGAGTGGGATACAAACAGAGGTACAGCTCAGACAGCGGACAAGGAGATAGATGATGAGGAGATACCGTTTTAATGGCAAAAAAAACCGTTAGGAAGACCACGCGACAAAAGGCGCACACACGGTACAAAAATGCTAAAGGCAAGGGAGTGCCGGGTACTACTACAGTACTCGGCAAGCTCGCCAAGCCTGCGCTTGTGCCCTGGGCAAATAAACTAGGATTACAGGGTATTGATTGCAGGTCTTATGTAGATGATAAGGCCGCAATAGGCACACTGGCACACGCTATGGTGATTGATGGCCTGGCTGGTAAAAAGACCGACACAGACGAATACAGTGCCGAGCAGATTGATCAGGCAGAGAATAGTTTATTGTCATTTTATGAATGGGAAAAGGCGAACAAGATAACACCTGTCCGGATGGAAGTGCCACTCGTGTCAGAAGAATATCAATTTGGTGGCACACCGGATATATACTGTATGGTCGGTGATAAGCCTGTGCTCATAGATATAAAGACATCTAAGGCTATATACACAGAGATGTCATATCAACTGGCTGCCTATGTGCTTTTATTACGCGAGGCTGGCATGCCTGTCACAGACGCAAGGATACTGCGGATAGGAAGAAACGAGGATGAGGGGTTTGAGGTGCGTAGATGGGATTCGCTTGAGAGGGAGACAGAGATATTTAAGCATTTACTGGCGATCTATCATTTGGAGAAAACAAATCAAACTAAACGAAATAGTAGAGCGTGAGTGTTGTAATTATATGTCAGGCAATAAATGTATAGGCGTTGATGTCAACTCCTCTGTATTCCGTAACGACATGGGTGGGTGTTGGATAAAAAAAGGTAGGGCATGTGCTTTTTTTACCAGATGCATATTACCACTGGCTGCCCGTGATGGCTACAAGGATGTCATTGACAGCTACCAGATGATAGACAGCTCAATTAAAAACGTAAAGATAAGGTATTGTGGGTGTGGCAATGAACTTGCCAAACGGGCAAGATATTGCGAGAAATGCAAAAAGAAAAAAGCAAGGGATTCACACAGGAAATACAATTCAACTCGACAGTCTTAACAACGAGAGTTAAGTGGATTTTGCGTGTCATAAGTCTTTGTATATCAACGTCTCAAAAATAGCAAAAATGGGTTTGCATGTCTACCCACGCGCATGGTTTTACGTAAAAACATATATGTTTAATATATAAGGACTTATGACTTTTGTCATACAGTTCTTTCAAGTTAACTGTGGATGGCTGTATTACAGGGAGGTTTTTATGACGGAAAATTATTTACGCGCTTTTATAAAGAGAGCTCTGAGCCTCAGGTGGGATGTGTTCAGAGAGAGAGGAATTTAAAGGCGATTGATGGATAAATTCACGCAAACATACCTCAAGTGTATGGATAGTTTGAATGATTATTACACTGTCGGTGCTTTTGACTGGATTGAGACGCAGAGGCCTGAGAGCTGGAAAGAGATGCTGGTGTTTGAGGATGAGATATGCAGGTTGTGGGACGGTGATTTTGATACGTTTCGAGCCGTAGTGGTCAAGTATTACAGGTTCATGAAGGATATCCTCAAAGAGCCTGTTCCGGTAGGCTCAGATGACGCAGGTGATAAGGACTGCGCCAGGTGTGGAAGGCCGGGAGAGCGTTTCTGTTACGGGGAAGATAAATCCGGTAAGTACGCATGGAGGTTTTTCTGCCTTGAGTGCGAGCCTCATCATTTTTAGGAGTTAATGTGGCAAACAAGGGTAATTACTACAAGGTTAAAACAAAGAGGTATCTTGAAAAGCAGGGATACCATGTCGAGTACCTTGAGAAGATGCAGAGGATTGTAACAAAGGGAGGCAAGACGGTGTTTATTAAGCGTGATCTCTTTGGCGCAGACCTGTTGGCCGTAAACAGCGAACAGGTGGTATTTGTAAATGTAACAACTAAATCACATGTATCTGAACATGTAAAGAGGTTCAAGGCAGTGCCTTTTCCTCGTTTTGTGGATGTGTGGGTATTACTGTGGGAGGCAAGGCAGAAAGAGCCTGAGATTGTAGAGGTAGAGTAGTGGTGGAGAGTATTAGTGTTTTTCGTATTGACAGGCTTAAAGGGTTAGGAAATGGCATTGCTCAACAAGTCGCCATGCCCATCATGCTGGCTATTAAGGAGAGTGGAAAGTGAAACACGATCGAATGACAGAAAAAGAGGTTTTGATAATGACTGATATGGTAAAGGGTTACATTAATCCATACAAATTATTCGTTGGATGCTTTTTACCTAACTGGTTGCTTGAGAGACCTGAACTCAGTTTAGCTGATAAGGTTGTTTACGCAAAATTGTGTCAATACGCAGGCAAAGATGGCAGGTGTTTTCCTTCACAAGGTAAACTTGCTGAGGATATTGGTTTTTCGCGACAATATATTAGTCGGTCGATTAATGTGTTAGTTCGAAAAAAACTGATAGATGTTACTAGAAAAGGTCTTGGAAAGAACAATGAATATCGGTTTTTAAATCACAAATGGATAACATCAAGACACAAACAAGAGTTTGCGCCTGACGTAAACAAGGGTTTGCGTCCTGGCGTAAACAATAGTTTACATCCTATTATAAGAGAATCATATAAAGAGAATCAGTTAAAGAAAGGAAAAACAGGTGACCCCCATCATTTTGATTTGGCCGGTAATAAAAAAAAGTTGATTGATGGCCACTTTGAGAAGTTCTTTGAAGTGTATCCGAAAAAGACGGCCAGAAGAGATGCCAGAAAAGCGTGGGGGCAGATTTTCTCTGAAGCCGGCAAGCCGTATTACTTTGGAGGGCTTACGGATGATTTGATGACGGCCATATTAGAGGCAGTCAAAACTCAAAGCCGGTCCCAGGAGTGGCAACAGGAAAACGGAAGGTTCATTCCTCACCCTGCAACATGGCTCAGAGGCCACAGGTGGGAAGATAAAACCGTGGAGATGAGAAAGCCATGTGGCGGAGGAGGCGTTGTCTTATGACGCAAACGTATTCGACATGCCCCGAATGCAGTCACACGAGAAAAAAGAGCCGTGATAAGTGCCTAAGCACAAATGTAGAAAATGGCCTCTACCTCTGTCATCACTGTGGGTATAGCGGGATAAATGGAGGCGGGAAAGAAGTGGCAAACAGAGTAATGGGTTTTAGTAAAGCAAGGCCAGAACTAGAGATTAAAGCGCCTTTAACAGACCTGCCCGAGCGTGTGCTTAGGTATTTTGATGGCAGAGGGATTCCGGAGAGCGTCCTTACGCGTAATAAGATTGGCTTTAGGGATGGCTCAATCATGTTTCCTTATCTTAAAGACGGCAAAATAGTCAATGCAAAATACCGCACAAATGACAAGAGGTTCAGGCAGGAGACGGGGGCGGAGAAGATTTTCTACGGCCTGGATGATATTGGTGGCTGTGAGGAGATAATTATTGTTGAAGGCGAGATTGACAAACTATCGTTTGAGGTTGCCGGTTATGAAAATGTATTATCAGTTCCGGATGGTGCGCCGAGCCTTCAGGCGAGTAATTACGAGTCAAAGTTTTCATACATAGCAAACTGTGAGGAAGAGCTTGAGGAGGTGAGGAAGATTATCCTGGCCGTAGATAGCGATGCTCCCGGCAGGAAGCTTGAGGCTGAGCTTATAAGGCGCCTTGGCCCTGAAAGATGCTGGCGGGTAACCTGGCCTGAGGGGTGTAAGGACGCAAATGATGTTTTAGTAAAGCATGGTGAGTTTAAGCTGTTAGAGATATTGGACAGTGCGCAGCCTGTTCCTGTTGCAGGCCTTTTCAGTGTGGCGGATTTCAGGGAAGATATTATCACTCTTTATGAAAACGGCATGCCTGGCGGGGAATCTACATCCTGGTTTTCAGTGGATAGTTATTACACGGTGAGGCAGGGAGAGCTTACAATCGTCACCGGCATACCCGGGCATGGTAAGAGTGAGTTGATAGATGCCCTTATGATTAACCTTGCAGTCAGGAGCCAATGGGGGTTTGCTGTCTTTTCACCTGAAAACTATCCTATTCATGCACATATAGCAAAACTTGTACAGAAGTTTATCGGTAAGCCTTTTGGTAAGGGCTATCAGGGTCACATGGGTAGAGAGGAGTTACTGGAAGCGCAGGCTTTCCTTGACAAGCGTTTCAGTTTCATAAGCCCTCCTGATGACGAATTAACGGTAGACCATATCATCAGTAAGGCAAAGGTTGCTGTAATGAGGTTTGGAATCAAGGGCATGTGTATTGACCCCTGGAATGAATTAGACCATTCAAGGCCGCCGGGCAAGACCGAGACGGAGTATATCTCAGAGTGTTTGACAAAGACCAGGCGGTTTGCGAGAAGTTACAAAGTTCATGTCTGGTTGATTGCCCACCCTGTAAAACTGCAAAGGTGCAAGGACGGCAAGTACCCGATACCCTCGCCCTATGATATTTCAGGTTCAGCCCATTTTAGAAACAAGGCTGATAACTGTCTGTGTGTATGGCGTGATTTATTGGACGAAGGAAGCAGGGTTCAGGTGCATGTTCAGAAAATCAGGTTTAAAGAAGTCGGGAAGGTCGGCAAGGCAGAGCTTGATTATGAAATTAAAAGCGGAAGGTATGTCGATACACCACTGGAGCCGTTAACAGTAAGGGGATAATGAAAGGAGTATAAAGATGAGAACAGACAGACACAAAAAAGCGGGGAAAGAGTTGGAGAAATTAGCAGATACAATTTCACGGTTAGTGACACAAATGCGATGTGAGCATAAGGTGATGAAGGCCAAGCTGAAAGAGCGGGATGCTCAGAAGAGAAGACACCCTTTTACGTTTTTAAAATATGACCATATGTATCACATGAAAATATTAAAGCGTCTTAGTGCAATAAAATGCGTATTGGATGAAGGCTGGTTTGAGGATTATGACAAAGCAACGCCGGGAAACACACCGTATTATGGCTGGAAGAAAAGAAAGGAGGATTAGTTTATGGACAAAAGAGATGGGCATGGGGAATTCACAAGGGGAACACAGAAAAGCCATTTAGGCATAAAGAGAGGCGGCGCTCTCCATGACCCTCAGGGAGATGCTGGCATGGAAAGAGGGTGGATTGGTGGTGGTGGAGAGCAGCAGCATTCACCATGACCCTCATGGAGAGGGTGAAACACCCTCAGTGGTGTGCGCGCAGTGTGTCGCAACTACTTGTCGGCGTTGGAGTTAATGGGTCCTTCTCAGGGGGGTGTGGGAGAGGGTAAGCCGAAGGGCGCTTTTTCTCTAATTATGAACATTTTTTTCATGTCGTGGTCGTAAGGCGGATTTATAGTGCCGGCTTAGGCTTATCACCAATAGCCGTAGCGTAACTACATTAAAGCATTGGATTTAGAATATTATAGAGTTTGATATAAGGAGTGAATAAATGACAGATATTAACACAAAACCGGACATTGACACTGTCCGGTTGTCCGATATTAAGCCTGCTCCGTATAATCCGAGAGAGATTCAGGGTGAGGCTATGTCGGGGCTTAAGAGATCTCTTGAGAGGTTTGGTATGGTTGACCTGCTGGTAGTAAACAGGCGAAACATGCGGATTATCTCAGGGCATCAGAGATATAAGATTTTATCTGATGAGGGTATTAGTAAAGTAACAGCCATCATGGTTGATGTGGATGAGGTCAGTGAGATGGCCATGAACGTAACGCTTAACTCTCAGGAGATTACCGGAGAGTGGACAGAGGCTATTATACCGCTTCTTGAAAAGCTGAGAACTCAAGACGCAGAGTCGTATGTGGGACTCAGGCTAAAAGAGCTGAGGGACGAGCTTCGGGAGTTTGAAGTGGATGCCGGAGGGGATATCCTGCCTGATGACATACCGGAGGTAAAGCCGAAGGATGTTATAACAAAGCCGGGTGATCTGTGGACACTGGGTGACCATCGACTGCTTTGCGGCAGCAGTACCAGGGCAGAGGATGTCAAGAGGCTTATGGACGGGTACAAGGCGAGGCTATTTGCCACTGACCCGCCCTATTGTGTTGACTATACAGGCGCTGACAGGCCTACAGGCGGGAAGGACTGGTCTGGTGTTTATAAGGAGATAGAGATTCCTGATGCAAGGGAGTTTATGAAGCAGTTTTTCTCTATTGGGATAAGCCACATAGAGGAAAACACAGCCATCTACCTATGGCACGCATCAAGGCGCAGGTCGATGATTGATGATGTGACTGCTGAGCTTGACATACTTGTCCATCAGCAGATTATCTGGGTAAAGCCGTGTGCAGCGATGACGTACTCATTTTATTCGTGGCGACACGAGCCTTGTCTACTTATGTGGATTAAAGGTAAAAAACCTCCTTACAGGCCGAAGGACAAGGCAATAGGCACGGTGTGGCCTATTGACTACGTCAAACAAGGGGATCCTTCTACGCCTGAGTACTATACAGACATATGGGAGCTTGACTGGGGGGAGGGTAAGAAGCGGGGAAGCGGCATAGCTGAGCATCCTACGGTAAAGCCCACAGAGGTGTTTGCGATTCCGATGAGGGTTCATACGCAGGTGGGTGATATATGCTATGAGCCGTTCTCAGGCTCTGGCTCACAGATTATTGCTGGCGAGAGGCTTAAAAGGCGAGTGTTTGCCATGGAGCTTGAGCCGTTTTTTGTAGATGTTGCGGTTAAGCGCTGGGAAGAGTTTACGGGCAAAAAGGCGGTCAAAGCGTAATGGATGAAATTAAGGATAGACAGAAGCTTTCTGATATAGCCAGGAAGAAGCGGTACTTGAGTCTTGTTGAGAAGCTGCAGGGAGGCAAGCCTTTGAGCAAATCCGAAATACGAGAGCTTGAGGAGTTTGAGGCTGAGCCGCTTGAGCCAACTGTTGTTAAATCCATGGAAGAGGTTGCAAAGGTTATGGACGTCTCTTACCGTACAGTCCAGAGATGGAAAAAAGACGGCATGCCGGTAATGAGTGACGGGTACTACGATTTAGAGGCTATAAGGGCATGGCATGATGGGCGCCCGTCTAAAGGAGCTGAGTCAGAGGGCAAGGCGTACTGGGATGAGAAGATTCGTAAATACAAAGCAGCACTGCTCAGGATAGAGCTTAAGCGGGCAGAAGGCGAGGTTGTATTGCGTGATGATGTAGAGAGAGGCCGCATAGAGCGCATCATGGCTGTAAAGAGATCATTCCTGGCGATGCCAACAAGGCTTGCGCCACTGCTTGCAATGAAGGAGCCGAGAGAGATAGAGACGGCACTTTATGAGGCGGTTGGCGAGATAATTGACGAATTTGCAGGGAGTAAACATGACAAAACAAGCAAACGAGATATGGACAAAAGACGAGCAGAGGGCGTGGAGACGGCCTGAGCGTATAACGGTGAGTGAGTGGGCCGAGATGTACCGGTATCTAAATCCGTTTACATCGGCTGAGCCCGGCAGGTGGAAGACGTCACGTACTCCGTATCTGCGTGGTGTGATGGACGCATTTACAGACCCTGACATTGAGGAGATCACTGTAATGGCAGCGTCGCAGGTGGGTAAAACCGAGGCCATTTACAATATGCTTGGGTATGTGATTGACCAGGATCCGGGCCCGGCGCTTATGGTACTGCCGAGAGAGACAGACGCAAGAAGTGTATCTCAGAATAGAGTATTGCCAATGATTAAAGGATCACCGGCACTGGCGCGGTATATTCCGCAAAGTACAGATGATATAAAGCGCATTGAGTACCGGTTTGAGAGGATGGTGCTCTACTTTGCAGGCTCTAACAGCCCCGCGGACCTTGCATCCCGCCCTATCCGTTATCTCTTTCTTGATGAGATTGATAAATACCCTCGGTTCTCAGGCCGTGAGGCAGACCCTGTGAAGCTTGCCAGTGAGAGACAGAAGACGTTCTGGAATAAAAAGACGATCAAGGTATCAACGCCTACGACCCGTGATGGGTATATTTATCGTGAATACGAAAAATCAGACAGATGCAGGTACTTTGTACCGTGTCCCCACTGCGGTGAGTACCAGGTATTGGTATTTGGCCAGATTAAGTGGCCTCAGGAGAAAAAAGCAGATATCGCTAAAGGTGAAAAGTTTGCGTGGTATGAGTGCGTTTATTGCGGGGAGCAGATTAAGGATTACGAAAAGCCCGGGATGCTTGATAGGGGCAGGTGGGTTCCTGAGGGTTGTGATATAGATAGTAATGGAGCGATATCCGGGGATATTACCGTGAGCAAACATCGCGGGTTTTCAATTAACTCTCTTTATTCGCCGTGGCTTACGTGGAGTGATATAGCGTCTGAGTTCCTGCGATCAAAGGACTATATTGAGCTCCTTATGAACTTTGCAAACTCCTGGCTTGCTGAGGTGTGGGAAGAGAAGGTAGAGGAGACAACGGTTGATAAAGTACGTTTACTTGCGTGTGATTATGAGCAGGGGTTTGTACCGGATGATGTGGTTGTACTGACAGCAGGAGTGGACGTACAGAAAGACCACTTCTATTACGTCCTGCGCGGCTGGGGGTATGAGGAGCAGAGCTGGCTTGTAAGGTGCGGTACGTTTGAGCAGTGGGACGATCTGGTAGAGATTCTGTTTAGGACGGATTATGTAAAAAAGAGCACAGGAGAGGTATTGCCTGTGTACATGACCTCTATAGACTCAGGATACAGGACAGATGAGGTTTATCATTTCGTAAGGCACTGGAGTGACAGGGCAAAGGCGATTAAGGGGCAGGACGAGCTTACAGACGGCAGGTTTTACCGTGCGTCAAAGATAGACATTAACTCTCGTACGGGGAGTGTTATAAAAAACGGCCTTGTGCTCTGGAATCTAAACACATCAGGGTACAAGGACAGGATAAATCGACTTGTATCGAGTACGGACCCGGTAAAGTGGCATCTATTTAGTAATCCGCCTGATGATTATCTTCGTCAGTTTACCTCTGAGCATAAGGTGCTCATAAGAAACCGCAGCACGGGAAGGGCAAAAGAGGTCTGGCAACCGAAGCGTGTATCAATCCCAAATCACTACCTTGACGCCGAGGTGTATGCCGTGGCAGCAGCGGACATAATCCGTGCGCTTAGATTGCGCCGTGAGGAGCGGGCTGTACATCAGGGGAAAGACCGTCAACATGCACACAGCAGGTCAGACTGGATACGCAGGCGGGAAGGGAGCTGGATATAGAGATGGGTGAGAAATGGTTAGAAAAGCATGAAAACTGGTTACGGGAATCGTCTCAGCAGACGCGTGGCGGACAGCTTGTAAAGAGCGAGGATTACGGCGTTCCTTACTATCCGCTTAAATGTCCTGAGTGTAACAGTAAAAACATACGCTGTTATTCAACTCATCTGCCCATTCGCTATCATGTGTGTAGAGACTGCGAGAAGAACTTTAAAAGCGTTGAAGTTGACAGAAAATAAAAACAGACAGATTTGCTATTTTGTAGTAATGGCCATATTGAAAAAGATTTCAGGTTTTATAAAATAGATGAAAATCATAAAAGCAGGAACGGCTGATCACCGTTTTTCGTGCCCAATAATAAATAAGGCCTATACTCCATCGCGATGGGTGAGAGTATGGGCTTTTTTTATTGGGCAAGGTTAGAAAAAACAGGGAGAGGAAAACCTATGAGCACACCCCCTACGCCAAAAGAGATGCTTGACAATGTTAACACCGCTATTGACGCTCGTATGACAGGCGGTGCAGTTGAGTCGTATTCGATAGCCGGCCGGAATTTACAGTATATCAGTATAGGTGAGCTTGTAAAGCTCAGGAGCAGGCTCAGGCAAGAGGTAAGCTCAGGCACATCGCGTACATCGTACGCAGAGCTCGGGAGGCCGGCGGTATGACGATAAGGGAAAAGATATCAGGCAGTATTGACAGTGCGGTTTCGTTTTTCTCACCCAGGGCGGGGCTAAAAAGACGCATGTATCGTGAGGCGATTAAGGTATCGGAAAATTTGGAGCATACCGTGGTGCTGAGAGCAACCGCTTAAGGCCGTCATGGCTTCCAGGCGGAGGTTCATGTATATCCTGATACTTAGATTTTCTATTTGATTTTGATAATTCCTTAAGTATTATAAAGTACAGTACGTCTACAATATTTTTGTTCCTCACAGATACCATCAGCTTTGTGGAATAAGCATAAAGAATAATGTTAGGCATAGAGATTAAAACCAAATGTACACTTAAGTTATTGGAGGTGTTGATATGATTCGTACAATAGAAGCAATGATTGATAAAAAAGGTCACATTTGTTTGTCAGAACCGGTAAAACTGTCATCATCCTGCAGGGCATTGGTAACGATACTGGAGGAAACCCCATTAATCCATGTTAATGAAGAGGTTCTATTAAGTGAGACCGTCCTTGCAGAAGATTGGAATCGACCAGAGGAGGATGAGGCATGGCTACACCTTCAAGAGGCTCAGTAGTCTTAATACCCTTCCCATTTTCTGATTTATCACAGTCGAAGTTGCGCCCATCTGTAGTTTTAGCATCATCTGGAAAAGCAGATTGGATTCTATGCCAAGTTACAAGTAAACGTTATATTGATCCAAAAGCTGTTGAATTATCTAATCAAGATTTCCAAACAGGTTCATTACGAGCTACCAGTTTTGCACGTCCTGGAAAACTTTTTACTGCAAATAACAGCTTAATGATTTCAGAAGTAGGTAAATTGAAAGATAATACACTAAATTCAATTGTTACATCTGTTATAGAGATATTAAGAGATGTCTGATTTACAAAGGCGGCACCTAGCCATCAGTTCAATCAGCCTATGATTCATGGAAGGTGTTTAAAACGCGCCATATCATGGTAATTAAAATCACTTGCCTTCATTGTATCAATTCCTCATCAGTAATATCCCTGCGTATCATATGTAGAACTTTCACACTCCAATCCATAATTAAGTGGTGAGTCTGAGATGCCGTAACATCTCTAGAGTTACTTTATCAATTCTTTCAATTTATCCACTATCCATATCATGCCTTCTGTGTCTAAAGCACAGTACTTTTCTAAATCTTTTCTGATTTTAATTATTTCCTTTTCTGTGAAATTATTTGAGATAACATCTAAAAAGGTAAGGCTTGCATCCATACCATCTGATATGTCCAGATGATCATAAGTGGTTCCGGTTAAAACAGGCAGAACATTCTTGATAGATGCACTTCCTTTTTGTTTAGGATGGTAGTAATGAAAAGCTCTGAAAGGTGCCAGTAAATCGATTATTCTATCATTCAAACTCTCTACCCATTCGTTATACTCCGGAAAAACGTTTGCAAGTGCTCTTAGTATCCTTTTTTCAAATCCCTGATTATAGACAACTATACTACCACTATTGCCCAGCACGTTCTTTAATGAGGCTATAAACTCAGGCCTTGGATCACTGGCACCGTCCGCAAGGAAAGAATAGTGCTCGGCTGTTGCATTGTCTTTACCAACAACGTGCAGTGAAAACTGAAATGGTATTTGCTGATATGGCTTTGTGCCATCAAACAGTGGTATAGCACCACTGAATGTTTCAAAATCCATGTAATACAAAGGAGATTCCAGTGTATTCAGAAACTGTTTGATAGATTTCTTATCAATATGAGGCTTTCCGGAAATCTCGCAATTCTTTTGGATCTCCTGCTTGCCATTAAGAATGAAATCATCCGGGATATCCTTGAAGGTGTAGATGTTTTTTTCAAGAAGCGTAAATGCTTTCTTTTTGTCACCGTACATTTCAAAGACATTGTTTTCTGGTATGAAATTCCAGCAATCATACTTCAAGGGGCATTCGTATGGGCTATTGCAATGTTCACCTATAGTAACGGAAGGGCACTTCTCTGAAGCAACAGCATTAAACATATTATCTATTCTTTGTTGTATTCCGATAGTTGCTCCATCTATTTCCACGGTTATATCTGAAGTAGTTAATATGTCTTCGGGATTAATCTCAGACTGCCTTATATATTCGTTGTTGATGTACATAAGAAAACAGCTCCTGATCTTAAGGCCGTTCTTTTCACAACAATATCTCTGAAAGGAAACATCATTAATATTCACTGGCTTAACGCTGGTGGAGCTTTTAACTTCAATAATATCCCACTCGTCATTGTTAACTGGTTTCAGGACATCTACCCTGCAGAAAATATTATCAACCATGAACCCGGCTTCAAATAGTGGTTTGCGTTTTATGAGAAGTTCTTCCGTCTGTCTGAGATTGCCCTTGAAATCATCCGCAGAAATGTCGATACCGTCAGGAAATAATTTCTTCGCTAACTCACCTATTAAATGCCCTTGATCAAATCTATGCTGCGTAATTGCGTCAGGCTTTGGAATCCTATCAGGTTCATTAAGCATAACCCATAGATACTTTGAACACTGTAGCCCTGTTAAATACTTTGATTTTGTAAGTAATCTTTTCTTAGTCATTAATATTTTCTCCTAAGACGCATTTATCAAACAGGATGATTTTACCAATATAGGAGCAAGAATGCATCTCAATAAAATGTCTAATCAGTTTTTAGGATTCAAATAAAATTATAATAAATAAAGGCGACAGCATGCTGTCGGTTAGATGTTTACAATATATATGTGTGTTGATATTATATTCCAATATGACGACAAAAAACACAAGCTATGACAAAAAGGTATTCAGGCTTTTCTTTATATTGAACCAATTGGATTCTAGAAAGAAAGTGTCTACTGGTGAACTGGCAAGAGAGTTTAATGTTTCACTCCGTACAGTTCAGAGGGATATCGTACTGCTTAATACGACAGGGTTTCCTATCATATCATTTGAGAAAGGATATCACTCATTTATGGAAGGATTTTCACTAAAGAAGATGATGCTTACAAAGGAAGAGGCGTCTCTGCTCTCTTTTCTTCATGATATTTCAAAATCACTGGGAGAGAAATTTGAAGATTCGTTTTCTAATATTCTAAAGAAGGTAGTCTCAAAGGAGCAGGATTCTGCATTTTACGTGAAGTTGCCTGAAGGATCAAAAATCAGTAAGGATTATCCTTTTATTAAGGATTTAGAAAAGGCGGTCAAGAATAACGTAAAGATTGAATTGCAATACAAGACTCCTGAGAAGGAAGGTGACCATAAGGTCTGTCCTTTGAAAATAATCTTCTTTGATGGATTCTGGTATCTATTAGCCCAAGTGAATGGCAAGGAATGGATAATAAAATTCAGGTTGGAGAATATAATAAATGTAGTGTTACTGGATGAGTATTTCATACCTCCCAGAAATTTAAACACCTTCCTGGATCAAAGCGTTAATATCTGGTTTACGGAAAAGAGAGATAAACAGGCTGTCTTAAAGGTTGATAAAGAGGCGGCAAGCTATTTTAAACAACAGATATATTTTCCGTTACAGAAGATTACGAAGGAGAATAGGGACGGCTCATTAAGAATAGAAACAAAGATTTGCCACAATGAAGAAATAATATATACAATTCTTCGCTGGATTCCTCATGTACATGTTATTAAACCTAAATGCCTTAAGAAAGAAATAAAGGAAAAAATTACTGAATACTTAAATGCATTAAAATAATATATAGATGAGAAAGGATGGTTAGCACAATATGGAAATCATAGGCCATGGTGAAAATTCTATTACTTACCAGTTGTTTAATGAGTTAGACAAGCATAAGTTATTCCTACTTCTGCATAATAACACAGCTTGGCTTCGTGAATTTAAAATGAATGAAGAAGGCATTGAAGAAGTTCATCTCTTTCCTAATTTTGGGAAAAAATTTGGATATGGTGAACCAGATGCTCTCATTCTAACATCTGATAAGGTGATTTATATTGAAGTTGAAATGTGTGATTTGAATAAAGGTAAGCTCCCAGAACCTTTCATCAAGCAAATGAAGAAATTCAAAGATTTAGCAAAAGATATTTATAAGAGTGAGCGCAAGAGATTAACTAAAACGTTTGAAGGAGAGAGTGGTTACAAGTTTCAAGGGCCAAAGAGACTCCGATCATTGTATAGTAAGATTACAAAGAAACCAAGAGATCCGCTTTTATTAGTTATTTCAGATTCTTCTGATAAGGACAAGGATGTAGAATATTTAGATTGTCTTTATAAAAAGGTAAAAAAAGAAGGTTTTGACTTAGATGGACTTAACCTGGGGTGGATTTCACTTAGAAAGATAAAAAGAATGAAAGGCCTTTCTTATACAGCAAAAACTATTAATGATAATTTAGAAAAATGAAACTAACCATACACTGCGGAACACACGAAATAGGGGGTACATGTGTTGAGCTGTCGACCAAAAACACACGACTCCTGATTGATATTGGTCTGCCTCTTGTAGATGAAGACGGTCAGAGTTTTAAGCTAGGCAATTATCTTGATTTGAGCAAAGCTGAGCTCGTGGAGAAAAAATTAGCCAAAGACATCCCCGGTCTTTATAAAGAGGACAAAGAAAGCAAGCAGCCTGATGCTATACTCATTTCTCATTCTCACCCAGACCACTATGGATTGATGCCATTTGTGAAGTATCAAATACCTTTATATTTAAGTGAGGGGTGTCTGGAATTGATCAAAGCTACTTATTACTTTAGAGGCCTTGATCCTATCTTCAAAACAGTAGAGATTATTGAAAATAAAAAAAGCTTTTCAATCGGTGACTTTAAAATCACACCTTACCTGGTTGATCATTCAGGTTTTGATGCCTGTGCTTTTTTGATTGAGGCAGATGGTAATAAAGTGTTTTACTCAGGCGATTTCAGGGGTCACGGTAAAAAAAGCTGCCTGTTTGACAGATTCATTGCAGGCCCTCCTGGAAATATAGATTATTTAATCATGGAAGGGACCGGTATTGACGACAAGGAAGGTTATTGTGAAAAGGAGGATGAATTAAGAGACCGGCTGGTCACAATCTTTAAAGAGAAGAAAGGATTGGTATTCTTTGCTTGTTCTTCTCAAAATATTGATAGAATCTCCTCTTTATATAGTGCATGCCGTAGGAGCGGGCGTATCCTTGTACTTGATCCTTATACTGTTCATTTGCTGGATGTCTTACGTAAGAGAGCTCCCAGTATTCCGCAATTCGACTTCAAGGATATCAGAGTGTTCTTCACTTCTGACAGTAACACCAGGAGATTGGCAGACGATAAGATTCTGTATAAATATAAAGATTCAAAGATTACATATGATGAGATTGAGGAGAAGAAAGATTCTCTTGTTGTGAAGCCGTCATATGGCATAAGAAAGGCCTTTGCAAAGAAAGGCTATATAGAGGGATCAACCCTGATTTACTCAATGTGGGCTGGGTACTATGAGAATGAGAAGCCATTTTGGGATAAATACGGCATTTCTCCCATGCATGTTCACACAAGCGGACATGCAGATGTTACTCAATTGAAGAAATTCGCCAGTGCGCTTAATCCCACAACAATAATCCCCGTCCATACCTTGTCACCGGACAAATTTCCCGAATATTTTGGCAACAAAGTTAAAATCCTTTCTGACGGAAAACCAACCGAACTGTAAATTTTCGCTTATTGAAAAAATATATTATTTTTTAATGGCGACATAGTGCTGTCGCATGG